CCTGCCTTTTTGTCAATGAAAGGTATTCGGTCTTCGACTCTTGATTTGTCTGGACATGAAGAAAGTCGCCTGCAACATTTACCACATTGGAATCAAATGGATTTTGTACGCCGCCTCACTCTTGACTTTGGAGAAATAGGGGTCCGCCAAGGTATCACTGACATCGAAGCGGCCGCAAGAGAGGTTGTCCGCCGTATCAATCAGGCTGGAGCAAAGACAGGTCGAACTCACGCTCGACGACCGGCTGACCAATTTTTGGGTGAGGCAGACAGGTTTGATTTTGGCAAAGGTCATTCAGCAACCAGCACCAATCCTCGCAAAGACCCTACCGCCCCACATCAAAAAGCAGACTTTGCCGCTACTGGTTCGACACACGACCCTGCTCCCTTCTGGAATTCTGATACGGCTTTCGGCAGTCATGACCGAGGTACGCACATGGGGTACATGCGTGCTCACCTTGGCCGGGTTGTCAATAGTGCAGAAGGCAAGAAAGGCTACTCAATCGTAGTTCATTCAACCGTGCCCGGTGCGTCGGGTCGCAACTTCTGCGCATGGATGGATAATTCCAACGGACAGGCTCCGTACAGACCGGAGTATCTTATTGGTCACGGAGGACGCTTCCGCAACTACTGGTGCCAGCCAGATGAGATGGACGGCGAAAACATGCACCCTGCACCAATGCCAATCAACAAGTTCGGTCGGCCGTTCGCTCCAATCACTACTCTCCGAGAATACATCCCAATGGAGGAAGTCGATGCGGATTATCAAAACACACTTGACTTTGGTCCAGAAGTACATGGCTCGGGCGCAATCAATGCTCACTCAACAGATGAGCACGCCACTGGTCGCAGTAGCAACACTATCCTCAATTCCAGTTTTGAGCCCAAGTCAGATGGGAAGGTTCTCGTCGAAGGTCTGCGAGTAGGAACACAAGCAAAGGCCCGAATCAACTTCGGCGGATTGACGCAAGCAGGCATTCCGGGTTGGGCACCTGATGCTGGTAAGTGGGGAATGGGAAGAGATGGTGTTTCCACCCGCTACGATTACATTTACGGCGACAAAGATTTAGCCGCTGGTACCAAGCAACACGGTCTTGTCAACCAAAGTGGCGGTGGCTACATACCAGATGATGACATTCGACCTGACAAGATGGGTACAGGGCAATTATACGGCATTCGCATGGTTGACCACAGGGGAGATAGTCACACCATCAGAATGGCGTACAAGCAATATGGTGAGGCTTTGGGCAACTCTTTGACTCGTTTGCCGCCTACATTGGACAACGAGGTCATTATTCACTTTGATGACCGTGATGTCGGACAGGGTGGCTTTACCATAGGAAAACACATCAGCGGCAAAGGTGATGTTTGTGGCCAGTACACTGGTGGTACAAAACAATCATTCCGTGGCAATCTTTGGAACACTTACAATTCACCTGCTGTGGGCATATCTGCTACCTTCCAAAAAGACGGCGCAAATGACAATTTCAAAATTATTTTAGCCGCTCCTTACGGCACTGGTAGCAATTTAGCACACACTGATATTCTGGGTTATCTTGGCCTACCCGACAGTGGACTTATCCAATTAAACGATGTTGCTGGCACAGCAAACAATGGAGAAACATACTACTACACGAGCCGCTCTCATTACGCCAAGGCTGGTGCTTCTGGTGTTCATTACCTGTACGGGGTTAAGAACATTAGTTCAGATTATTCCAGCGCAGTCACACGAATCTTTAGCCCTCGTATCAACTTCACTTCGCTCCTCACTGACGAAGTGATTGCGGCGGCAGTCAATCATGCCATCAACATGGAAGACCCGAACACCGAAGATGTGAGTGCCACTTCATTCGACTGTACATCTTACTTGGCTCCAGACGGGAAGACTTTGGGAGAGTGGGGTGTAGCGCCCGATGCTATACGCATCAAGGCACACAGTTCCAAACACAAAGTCACACCTCTGCGACACCTATTCCAATCGTCCGTCGGCAAGGATTGGGGCATTCAAGCGGCGGCAAGCAATCTGGCAACAGGGACAAATCACTTGGGCGGTTTGACCGAAGCAGAGATTTTGGCTGGTGTCAGACTGGATGTAGGCTACATCCCTGCCACTGTTCTTCATATCACTACAAAGTATCGTGGACCTAACGCTAACACTGCAACTCCTGTACTTGTTGACAGCCTTAACGATTCTGTCAATGTCAAGCAGTGGCGTGACAATCTCAGAGGAGACACTTACATTCGCCTGCCCGGTGACCGAATCACGCCGTGCATCAACACTGTGATGGTCAACATTGCTTCCAAAGATACAAGCACCACACCTGACCACTTGGTGCTTCCATCTAACGAGTATCTTTACCTCGCCATGACTCCCGCATCTGACGACTCTAATGCTTGGAGCGAAGAGGTTGTCTTTTGGAGAGGTGACACAGACTGGGCCAGAGCAGTCAGCAAAGCAGGAGCCGCTGAAAACAAATTGGATTTGCTCAATCATTCGGCTGACTTTGTCACCAACCTTGCCGCTGATGATATACTTGTAGCCCACGCTAATCTTTTGAAATTCCATGACTGTGACGGTATTCGCACAACAGGTAGCCATCACGGGGAGCCATTCCTATACTTCCGTGGCGGTCGTTCCAGTGTTGACAGGTGGGTACCTCTGTACTTTGGTGGTGGTTTCTCTGGAGTCACTCTTGACATCAACGATGGAACACAAAACGATTATGAGGAATTTTACACTCACCCATACTCATCTGGGCCGACTGGCTCTGCTGGTATGCAGAATGTAGGTGAGGCCGCTGGTTCCTATGCACTCATCGATACCAACGCTATGTTGGCTATGTTCCCCGGTACACCGTATCTTAATCAACACAATGGACAACATTATCCGCCTTTCTTTAACAAGGACGCTATGCTGAGTCCTGACTTGGATGCTGGAAATAACACGAACGCTTCTTCAACAGGAGTCACATACACAGGCGGTGGGAAGACAGTCAATTGCAACCGTCCAAGTCCAATCGTACTGCGCTTTTCTCATCCTCACGCACGCTACTCGACCACATCAGCCACAAATGATGCTACCACATATCTGGTTTTTGGTCCGGGGCAAGCAGTTCCTCACAACTTCCAATCGTATGAACCACAGTTGTCTGACATAGTCACAACAGGAAACGGGTACAGCGCAGTACCGAGCACTCACCCTGCCGGAGAATCGTTCCTACCCAATCTAATTTCTCATGGCGGCAGTACGCTTTACGGCTTCTCTGCTAACCTACCACCTACGAAAGAGTATCAAGCCAGCAACATATCAGGCTACAACTGGATTCTTAATTGGGAACCGACTAAGGGTATGCCTAATTCTCGCTTCTATGGACAAGGGGCAGGAAAGGGGCGATATTATGATACGCACTTTGGTCCAAGTAGTCCTGTTGCATACGCACATCCTTTCGATGATGTATTCAAGAATTACGCAGGTACTTTCATAGGAGCCATAGCCAACACCAGAGCGTCTAACAGCCTTTGGCACATGGATGGAGGCTATCACCCCGGTGGTCATTTCTTAGATAACCACATTATCCGCAATGTAAAAAACCCGTCATCAACCAATCGATTGGCAACAGGTAGTGGAGATACTCGTAATCCATCCGTTTTCCGTGTGAGTAGTGCACTTGCCAAAGCCTATTCCAATGGAGACATTGGTGGCAATACCTTTGTCATCGACGCCACACGCTGTCAGAACGCAGAAGAACTGGCCGCTGTACTTGCCGCAGGTATCAACACATTCCCCGGTATAGACCCCCTCAAGGCTATTGGTGGTACTTTCTTGCCGACTATGCAACATGCAGGCAAGCAAGACCGCTATGGTTGGGTGGCTCTCGATGTGCAACCAGACGGCTACACCGCAGAAGATGGAGCCGCCGCTACTTTGCAAGCCGCAGGAACCCTACCAACTACACTACCAGCATACGGTTGGTTGCGTATAAGCAACGGCACTAAATCGGCCTTTGCACCTTATGTTTCCTATACTGGTGCAACATTTACTCTTGGTAAAAATGGTATCACAAATAGTACGAATCTGGTTGACCCTACAACTAAAGCGGCAATAGCGGCCGCTCAAGTGAACGGTGACAACGGACCTGCTGTCGTTTATGTTTGGACTAAAGCGGGCACACATCAATACAACAACACGACTCAATCTCGTGAACACATGACACAGGTGCACTTCAACGGCTTTATGGACGCAGTTGACCGTACCAAACCCATAGGGGCAGTTGGGTGGGCAGGAGAGGCATATTCGTATCTGAATTCCTACAACGGTACCTCAATTGGTGGAACCAAATTCCCTGCTGGACTCGGGGCTTGGCATCCGTTCTTGGGCTTTGCTCCTTATGGCTCCGCTGAAACCTGCTTGGCATCATCTCCACCTATCGGTATAACAGACACGCCTTCATCGTTAGCCAATGATTTTTGTGTACATGGCTTATCCAGCCGTCACTTGGTAGCAGTCAGCCATGAAAGTGAACTACCTCTCATAGCCAAAACAGACAGAGATGGCATCATTGCATCTGGTGACTGGCTTTCTGTCAAAGCAGACGGCAACATCTTGAGAGCAGGTACACAGGCTTGGAGCATAAACAAGGTTCACAACAAGAGCCGGTACAATGCTCCTGCCACAGCAGGGCCTCATGTCGAAGCAAACATTAGAGCAAGCACAGATTTCACAGCCTATCCGAATGTCGATACAGTTGCTTATCCAAATGCAAGGGTCACCTCGACCAGCCATGTTAGCAGGGCAGACCCCTGTCAAAGCCCAACAGGAGATTTGTTTTGGGACAAATCTATTATGTCTACCAACCAACTGCATACTCTGGCAGATACTTTGGTACAGGAGTGCACAGGAATCACTTCTCGTACAGAATACTACGAAACATCAGCAGGATTGTACAAGTACTACGATACAAAAAGTGCGGCTCGCAACTTTACAGAAGAGCACATAGTATGGAAACGAATGGACGGAGGCAACTTAACCATGCCTGCATCAAATGCTCGTGGCCTTGGTATGATACCTTGGACTGTTCGCAAAGACGGCGGGTCTTACAAGACAGTTGGGGAAAAGATTCTGGGCAATTGTCGATTCTCTTTTGAGTCGACGAACAGTGCTATGTTCCCAATCATCCAAGCACAGGAACTGAGCCATCCTCAATTGGCACAGAAGCACATCAACGAAAAGGAAAACGCTCTGATTATACCCAACGAGCACTTGCAATTTGAAAGCATGCAAGTTGTTGATGACACAGGCCAAGAACACCGTCTTGAGGGTGGCAGTCCTTTGGGCACAGTCATCATGGATTTCAGACATGTAAGTGACCGTGACATAGAGGGCTTGTCCCCCGCTATCGCTGGGTCTGGTATATCACCCAACATGAAGATTCGACTACCAAACGCTGATGAAATTCCCGGCAACATCATTGTTCGACCGGGCTTTGACCGAATACAGGCTTACCAAAACGAAACCATGGGCTCTGGTGGTTTGATGCACCCTGCTCAAGCACAGCCATCTATAACTGATACATTCAAAGAAACCTACGATGGGCCGAGGCTTTGGCCTACTTGGGAGAACAATGGTTGGGAACACCTGTCGCAAGACGGTACGGACCTTTCTGATGACCGTTTGGCGTACCCTGCCAGTTCTTCAAAGGGCTGGGAGTCACACACTGACAACGCTCCTTTGAACACAGCATACGAACCCCATGACCGCTCTTTACAATTCCATGTGACTCGTGTCGGTGTCACAATGACACACCGCTATGATGTTGATGAACTGACTTACAGTGGCTACTCAGGTACTGAAATCACAGTTGGTAGTACACCGGAAGATGACACATGGAAAGATAACGGAGAATCAAGCGGCGGTCGCTGGTTCTTACGAGTGTACGACCCTACGACCAACAAGGGTGTTTTAGCCTCTTACACCAACACAGGGACGAATAAATTCACAGGCGTTGTGTACAGTCCAGACTTTGTTTCTTTCGTGACTGGTAAAACCGGACTCAAGGTTGTACCATCATACTTCATGCCTGCTGGTAGCACTCGTTTCTTTGCTTCTCGACGGTTGCGGGACCACAGTGAATACAGCGGGGCCAGCCCAGACATGAAGACCATTGACTGGACTGCCGTCAACGGGACTCCACACACTGCTCTGAGTGCACCCAAGATGACGCCTATGCCTATTCCACGCATGGGCCATCATTATGTCACACCAACAATGGCTTTGATGCCGGGGCACTATGCTCACCCTGCGTATCAACGACTTTACAATCTTGGTCAAGCAAGTCGAATTACTACATCATCAACCTTTGAGGAGGACATGTCCGCTGAATACAGCGGCAACGACTTACTTGAACGCCTTAATCCTCGTGACCCTCTGGTTTGGTTCTCAGGTGCGTCTGCACCATACGGACCTTCTGACATACACGGCGGGGCATTCACTCTCTTGACTGAAACCAAAGTCAAATTCGACGGCTACGGGATAGCCGCATCGAAAGGTAGTGCAGGCACGACTAATTCACAGGGAGGCCACTCCATTGTGTTAGAGGCGGCTGGTTCCTACACTCTCAACGACCATTTCCCTGACCCTATGGAAGTCGGAGCATATCAGATTATTATTCAGCCAAATGTGTTCAAGCAACAATTCTCTGGTTATCACAGCAACCATTCAGACGCAGTGAAGGCCCCATCCGAATCTGGTACTAAGGTCACAGAATTGACAGGGCAACAGGTGAACACCGTGGTCGCCATCGCTCACGATGACGGGAGCAACACAAATGGTGCCTATACCTTGATTTTGGCAGAGGCAACCATGGCGGATGTCAGAGGTTGTGAAATTATGCTCAATGAAATTATGCTCGACCTTGAGCCTGATGCCTCCAGCCAATTCACAAACCTGCCTCCATTGGCCAACTACAACGCTCTTGGTGTAGAAGAGACTACATCACCTGCATTTAGCAGACGCACCTTGCCCTACCACCCCAACATGTTCATTCAGACTACACCCGGATTTACGCTCACAGTGCCGTGGTGGGCACAGTTGCACAAGGACGGAGCAACTGCATCAGCCGCTACACATTTCAGACATTTGGAGTGGCATACACCTGACCACTACTATCAGATGAACAGGGCTACCTTTGGCGCAGTAGGTGCTCAGATTACACTTGCTGGTTATCCTACATGCTACCCTGACATTTACGCAGAGCACTATCGTGTTCGCTCTTTGAACCCCAATGCTAAGGTCACAGCCTCATCTGCTGGAGGCAGTACAGTCAATGTGGATAATGCTGAACTGTTCCCAGTCAAAGCATACTACGGAGAGGTTTTGGAATACACAGATGCTAACGGGGAAAGGCAGACGGCTACCTACACAAACCGAACAGGAACATTGGCCCACGCTACTCTTGGGACGCCTACACAGTTCCAAGGTGTCACGGAAGTCACTCCTCTATTCTTTGACAACTTAACCAATGACACAATTATTCGTTTAAGCGGGCCTTATGACAACCGGAAGGCAGATGAAATTTTCACTAATTCGCTTGTCAGCATGACAACTCGGGTTATGCCACAAACCATGAATGGTACTCGTGATACAAACAGCCTACATCTTGCTGATGCGTATTTGTGTATGTGGCATCCGAACTTGGGCCGTCCTTTCACTTACTACTCCGATGACAACAGCAGAGGCTTTTACGACAAGAACGGAGCAACAGATACACCTGTTCTCAAGAAAGGACTCAACAATGTCCCTGAACACTTTGAAACAATTCACTACAATGATTTCTTCTATGCGGCCTCTAAAGGTCCGTTCACATTTGGAATGAGGTGGATTATACCGCCCGGTGCGGCAGGTACAGGTGGAACTGGTACCACTAAAAGTGGTGCTGACATGGATGGTGACGGTAATCTTTCGCATCAAGGAGGCACTATTGGTTCGGACAAATACAATTTCGCAGGCTATTGGCCGGGTGGTTCCAGAGGAGGAGCAGGCTCCAGTCGTTTAGATGGTTTCCTTGAAACACTCATTGGATGGGGTGGGAAGTTATTCGGAGTTGACTGTGTGAGTTTCCATGACAACACTGGTCTTGAAGAGCGAACATACGCACAGATGACGACAGCATCTGATAATGCCCGAAATACTTGCTTTGGCTATCGCTTTGCTTTGCGTCAACCGTACAATCGCCCACGCTGGTCGCCTTATGTCCGAGGCTACTTGGAAGTGGCTAACGCCAATGCTTTGCTTGGTTATTACCATGGACCATTCATCCAGCAAGATAACAAAGATGACGGTTGGGTAGGCGGCACTGATTATCCTGCAACTTACACGGGTGTTTTGGAACGACTTACTCAAATTAGTGCATTGCTCAATCAAGACCAATTGGGCCGCCAAGTCAGATACAGCGACGGACGCAGAATGACTCGTGCTTTTGGCTGTCCTGTTCGTACAATCCGCAACTCGTCCAGTGTACGAAGGATGTACGCAGGTGACAGGGCGGGCTTAGAAATTGCAGAGATTGCTCAAGCACACCGCTACTACATGGTTGACTGGTGGGGCAACACTCGTGGAGAAGATGTCCGTCGCTTCCCAGTGCGTGGCTTCGGTATTTCTCCTGCGTGGGACCCAGAAGATGCATACGAAGACGGCGGCAGTGGCAATCGACCAGAAGCGAATGGCCTCTTTGCCACCAGTACTGACCGACAGAGTGGCAATTCCAACACAGCCAATAACGATGTAGCGGCTATGGCTATCGTGGATTGGTTCAACCCAACGAACGCTATGCGAGTAGGTGACCGAGGGGATGGGCGTGGTGTACGGTGGCCTACACATTTCAACGAAAGCCTCCTCATGGATATTTCTGAAACCGTTGAGCCGACAGGGCTGGTGCTGTCTCAACCGACTGCTGAGCCTACCGTTGGTAAGGGCTTAGTTCGCCCGAGAAACGATGTATTGCAAGCCGGTGAAACAGACCGTGGTATCAGTGCACGCCTCGACCTCGCTGACGATGATGGGCTTCTCAAGCCGACTGCAATGGTCAATGAAACGACTGAATCAATCACCACGGACACCATGCTTGCAGAGCCTGTCGGCGGTGACGGTGTGCGGATTGGATTGGATGTTGACACACTCGGAGAACTCAACGACGGTGTGAGCCGTGAGTATGTGGTTATGTCGACAGAAGCGCACAGCCTACACAGCAACAGAGATGTTGGTCAGCGAACGACACTCAGAGGAGCCATGAATGTCGGCAATCGTACACTTGGTCACCTCGATATGACTGCACTGGACTGGACAGGGCAACCTGTAAAAGGCATCATCAAGGTGTCTGATGCACACTCATTCTGGGCTCTTGGTGGTACCTATGTTATGAATTGGAAGCGCAGAGCAGGTGCACTCGATGTGACTGGCTGGGGCGAGGCCGGAGCAACTTCTTCCTCCAATCCATACCAAGATAGTAATCACACTTCGGTGACTGAGAACATAAACCACGCTGACTCTGAAATTGAGTTTTTGGTTAGACCAGCCTTTGTTTTAGATAACTCACATGTACAGTTGTTCCGTTCTAACATGGCAGTAAAGTCAGGAGCACCTCAAGCAGGCGGTACATTTTACGCCGCCACAGCAGGTGGGAAGTATGGTATCTATACCAGCGATGCGGCCTCTGCTCGTACAGGTACACCAAGCAGTCCACCGTACGCACCTGTGTACAGTGTCAACCCTGCTAACAGTGCCGCAGTGAGCCAAGGACCTAAGATTCTCGGAGTCGATGTGTCTGGTTATGACAAGACTGACATCACGCAACCAGTAGCCCGTATCACAATGAGTGAGAACACACTGGAGCATTTCAGAAGCGATGCCGCAAGAAAGGAAGACTACTCTGTTGAGCCCCGTCACAGTCAAACATTACACCCAAAGGGCAGTAAAGGCGATACATCTTTTAATAGCGGTGACCACAGCACGGAGTGAGCAACATGGATGCCGACGCTTTGAACATGGCTTGGACGCTACTTAAAGCAAAGGAGGACGCTCCAAATTATCGTTGTCCAGCAGATAACCAAAACGAACGATGTGGCAACTGCCGACACTGGGTCGCTAAAGGAGAAGGCATGGGCAAGTGCAAGTTATTCGATTTTGAGTGCAACAGTAAGTGCACATGTGATGCATGGAGGGGTGAAGAATGAACCCTATGGACGAAGCGTGGGCTGTATTAAAAGCCGCTAAGAAAAAGAAAAGCAAACCGTTTCACGGGTACAATCCTAACAAGCACAACAAAAAGGGCGGACTGAACGCTAAAGGTCGTGCCGCCGCTAAGCGTAAAACAGGTGCTAATCTCAAGCCTCCTGTGACCAAAAAACCCAGCAAATTGAAGCCGGGTAGTAAGTCTGCCAAGCGAAGAAAATCATTCTGTGCTCGTATGACTGGTGTCAAAGGACCAACCAGTAAGAAGGGCAAGTTGACGCCCAAGGGAGCGTCATTAAAGAGGTGGAACTGTTGAACCCAATGGACGAAGCATGGAATTTGCTAAAAGAGGATGACGGAGATTTAGAAGAGGCGAAAGCAAAAATCATTGCTTGTTTGAAAAAGGAAGGTGGAGCGGCTTCTTTGGAGGATTGTTGTAAAGCCTGCAAACGCTCAAAGCCTGAGTGTAAGAAAATCATTGACAAGATGGACAATGTAAAAATTTCACCTCATGGTGATGTTGTTCTCATGGATGGACTGTGATGAAAAGCAGACCTACGGTGGAATGACTGATGGCGCTTGGTAAGAATTTGTCAACTGGTCGTTCTGATGCGGCACAAAGTGCAATTATGAAGCGAGTTCGTAAGCCACGGTTTGTTGATAATGGCGTCAAGCACGGTGTGTACACCCAAACATCAGCAAAAAGACAGGTAGCGAAGCCTGTTCAATCAGATTTTGCACCTGCGCATGACCGTAGGTACACTTTGGTGGAGCAAGAAGACACAATTGAACTGGTGCACAAGAAAACAGACAGTCATCGCTACACCGGTTCGCTATTTCACTCGGACGACTCACTTAGCGCAGGAGATTCGCCTCCTGCACTGCTTGTAAATGCAGATAATGTCTCTCAGGCTCTTACAATGAGCCAAATTGAGTCTGCTACCAAGGGAACACGGTTTATTTTGCCTAATTTAAAGGGAAAATCGCTATCCGACCTTGGTTTTGATGGCACAGAGGTACAAATCACTCAGAAAGCAAGTATTGGGCTCCGTGCGAGCGACCTTGCCGCCCGAATAGGCGACAATCAGACCAGTTCACTCAACTCAGTCGAGATTGCCCGCTCTCGTGGTAGTGGAACCTTTGTTGCGAAGGATTTCAACGGTGTTGATGGGGTCACAGCCATGCGTTTCGTAAGCAGACATGACGGTCACCGCCTTGTTGGAGACAGGTTTGGCAATTTGTCTTATCAACATCAACTTCAAAGCAATAAAATGCATTATTTGACAGGGCAGATGGTCACGGATGGCAAAAGCAGTACGAAGAGTAAGAGTTTGCCTAACAGCGTGACTGTAAGAGGTAAAGTTCGGGCAAACAACGACGACAATACTGTGGTTGTGGGCGACCTCAATGCTCAAAAGAACGGTATCATAGAAGTACCCGGTGGCATATTCGCTCCCACTGCTGTTTCACGAGCAAGTGCCAAAGCAATCGGACAGCGTTTCTTATCCAGTGCCGCTAATGCAACTGGCTCAATCACACTGAACAAAGTTGTCAGGTCTTCTTCATTACAGCCTGCTGAAAAGGTACGCTACCAAGCGCACGGAGATGATGACATCTACCATGTGTTGCAGGCCCGACACCATCTGATTGAGAAGATGACTGATTTCAAGATAGGTTCGCTCGACAGTGGAATTGAAGACCTACTCCAGAGGTTCCAGCAAGGTGACATTGTGTCACTTGATGAGGTAGGAGATGAGCACAGTCGACAAATCGAAACAAAAGAGTTCTCAGCCAGCGCACGATTCAAGATTTCAACCAAATGGGACCTTGGGAATACGATTGTTGACTCCGCTGGCTTTTTGATTGGTCACGGTACCCGCAGTATTATCGGCGGCAACGCAAGTGAGGCTCAGGCCAAGCAAGTGGCTTTACTCAAGATTCAAAACCCTAAGCGTCAAGAAACAATCACAAGGAGAGGATGACATGCCATTGCTAACAGACGGAAACAGATTCTTGGTCGACCAATTAAATAGCCGAATCAATCAAGTCGTGTTTGGTTTCGATGGAACGGTTGCTACTTCCGAGGACGGTGGAGCAGGACGCCCTGCTTACACAGCCGTACCTACGACTCGTATCGTGGACGACCATACTATCTATGTCGAGGCCATCTTACCATTGTCTTCGACCTTCACATTGCCCCTGCGTGAGGTATGCATCCAATATCAAAACCCATCTGACGCTACTGACACAACAGTGTTGTTCAGGTACACATTCCAATCGGTCAGCAAGACCAGCAACAACGAACTCCGGTTCGCAACCATAATCGAGGTGAACTAAAATGAGTAATCCATTAGCAGGACATACGAGCGCAACAGGGTTTAGCAGTGCCACAGGCCTGCGTGACGGTGACGGATTGACAAGCCCCTCACTTACCAACCCATACGAGGCCCTACACGGCAACGGCATTCTCAGAGTGGCTGACGGCGGCTATGGTGGCACGAGGAACGCTACGGGCAGTGGAACAGAAGGCCATGTGGCTGTTGGCTCAGGTGGTGGACTCACAGTATCAGGAGGCTATGCTGTCCTCGACGGAATTGTGTATCAATTCGCAGGTGGTCCGGGTGCGACTTCCACGGCCACAACTATCGGTACGACCAGTAATCACTCCGGTAGTCTTCCTTCTCCTCATGGTTCGGTGGCAAAGAAAGCCTATTGTGTCATTTATGTGGCGGCCGACAGTGGCAAGGCGAACATCAAGTATGAGTTCGGTACCCTTGCCGACACGGCCAGTGAAACGCCTCAAGTTCCCAATACCTTCCTCAACCTACCGGGTCCAGATAACAGAAAGACAACTGTGTTAGCAATCCTCCTTTACGAGGTATCTGCTGGAGGTGCATTGACTGCCTCTCTTAACACGCCAACAGTGTACGATAAGCGTACTTTCATTCGTCCAAGTCCTTTGTACCTGCATCACATGACAAAGGGAGCGGCGGGCAATGTCACAGCATCCAACGCATTTGACGACAGTTCCGACATCGATGGTATCTATTCATCACCATCAGCAGGTGGGTTTGGTGCTTCGCCCTTCGGAGGTATGTGGCAGACACACAGCCCTGATGGACATTCGGTGCTTATGTACAGCGCCGTGCGTAGCATTGGTGGTAGTCCTGCCCGTGCCACATGGCGGTTGGCTCCAAATGAAGTCAAGGTTCTAACAACCAGTTCTAATCAATCAGTCACCATCACAGGACCGAACATTTGGATTATTACAACCGGAGCCGCAATCACACTCAATCCAACAGGTACATTCCCACACGGCCATACGGTTGAGGTGTATCATGCGGCTGGGTCACACAACTTGCACTTCGATTCAGGAACGCTCAATCAAAATGTGACCATCAACCAGTATGCTAAGTTCGTGTACACTGGTTCAGCGTGGGCTAAGTTGGACCTGCACACGGTGAGTTGATGGGCGCTCTTGTCGAATCTTTGATGCAGACCTGCGAGTGCTGTGGTACAACAGCCCTACCTTTGTCTGTTAGCGGACGGTACGCTAATGGTAAGCATGTGGTGTATCACGAATGCCCTCAGTGTGGCTATGTCCGCAAGCATGGTGGCTTTGGTCCTTTAGGGCAGAAGGAGTCGGCCAAGAAAGCGAAGAAGCGGTTGAAGGCCAAACGCTACGGGGCGCTGTCCCGCATGCTCATTTCTCAAGCCATGCGTGATGCATGACCAGACCGATGACCCAGCCGATGACAACCAATAATGCGAGTGGGAGTAGGACCTTGTCGGAGCGGTCCATGGTGGGCCGTATGAACCGGAAGATTTAATTTTTACACCGCGCTGTCCCTGCACATGGGTCTTTGGCTGTTTTTTATCTTGAGTTTTATCTGCGGATTTTTGTTCACTTGGTATGTCACAGATGACTTAGGCTCCGATGTTGTATTCTTCACTGACAGTGCTGAATTGCAAGAAATGTGTATGGACGGGTTGCGGAAGGGTCAGCAATGAACATTAGTGTCTATGAAGTCGGACCAAGAGATGGGTTGCAGGCTTTGGGCACTGTGGTCAGTACAAAAACCAAAAGGCTTCTGATAAAGGAACTGTACGCCTCTGGCATCACCGACATCGAAGAAGTTTCATTTGCTCACCCAAAGGTTCTGCCACAGATGGCTGACGCAGAGGCCGTGTACAACAAAGGCGCTGGACTTGTCATGAACAAGCGAGGCTTCCTTCGTGCACAGCAATCAGGCGTCGATAAAATCAACATCGTGTTCAGTCCATGTGAAACATTCAACATCCAAAACATGGGTAAGACTCGCTCAGAGATTGTTCTGATGTACAAGACATTCATGGACAAGGTACCCAAGGAGAAAGTACGAGTGTACCTTTCTATGGCATTTGGCTCGCCACACAGTGGTGAAGTTTCTTCATCAATGATGCGGCTGTGCTTACGGGACGCTAAGATGTTCGGGACAACTGTTGTATTTTCTGACACAGTAGGCTGTGGCACTCGTCAAGAAGTGGCGCTGTGGGCTGAAATGGCCCAAGATGAGGGTTTGACCCCTGCTCTTCACTTGCACCACAAGGGTGACGAAGCAAGTGCCCTGAGTCTTGTCAGAAGCGGCCTGATGAGTGGTATCAAGCAGTTCGACTCAAGCATCGGTGGTCTTGGCGGCTGTCCCTTTGCCAAGGGCAGTGGGGCTAACCTATCGACCGAAGCCTTGGTGCGCCATCTCAATGTATGGGGATTCAACTGCGGCATTAAGGAAGCCGACTTACGCCCTGCTCTGGATGTCGTGAAGGACATTCTCAAAGGTCAAGAGGATAATTTGATTAGACATTGAGGGCTACGCCTGTACATGGTCAGGCCACTTGATGTCGCTTGGTCAATCCTCAAGTCGGATTTTCATTTGGGATATAAACACGGCGGTCATTTCGCAAGAGCAGGCGAAGACATGACAGGATATGCTGGTCCGATGTATGAAAGACCTTTAATGCATGTCAGAGGAAGAGTCGCTAATTTCCCAGAATTGAGCGACCGTCCAGCGACCGAAGACGAAAAGAAACCGTTCAATACGAAATTGACTTTTCGGGCCGGGCCAAAGGACAGGCCTAATTTCCCTGCGCCCGAAGATGGTGTAGACGGAAGATACTACCGAGGAGGCTCAGTGCCACGATTGCGGGAGGATGGCTCTTATGTTGGTACGCATTTGTACCCAGAATTAGGCAAAATTTTTGAAGAAGACTTTGACAAGGGTGCTGAGAAAATAGCCAACATCGGTGCTCATGAAAATGTACACTCTCTTATCGAGGATGAAGTTGAACAATGGGCGAAACAGCAAAGCAACATCGAAGCATTGAAGCGAGAACAGAAAGAGAACATTGCACGATTGACCCAACAATATCCCCCTCAAGGGAAGTTCAGTGGACCAAGGATGCGATGGAATAGACCAAAGACCGCAACCGATGTGTTGGTAAGAGCAGGTGTAAATGTCGACCCTCATGGCTCAATCATACCTGAATTATTGACAGATTTGGATGTCGAACAAGCACAAGGTGCTTATCCTATCTTGCATTCAATGGCTCACGAATTCGGCGCTTACAGTCTGACACCTGACAGCAGTAGTCCAACTGGTTTCACGACTCCCGAACAAAGACTTGACGACATGGGCGACTCCATGTACCAAGGGGCTGAATTTTTCCACCCAGACCCTGAACTCAGAAGCGACATTTCAGAATTACATATGGCCGGACCATCGGAAGACCAAATACGCTACGAACAAATGCTCCAAGAGCAACAAGCGGCAGGAGATGTCAATCCTCAGACTTCCGTCCAATGATGTCATCGATGCGTAGGATGCTAATGCTGACCTCGCTTGCTGACTGAATAGCCTGCTTCACAAGTTCGTACGGTTCCCATACATTCGCCCCTTCCATTGAGATTGTACCGCCGTTGTAAATATCGGGGCCGTAATCAAAGTTGCCTTGTAGGTGTTCGTTCCTCAACTCAAGGATGGTGTCCAGCGGGTCGTGACCTGCGTTCTGCGCAATGGTAGCAGGGATGCTCTCCAAGGCGTTGGCAAAGGCTTCGATAGCCATCTGTGCCCGACCGCCGATTTCAGCGGCACGGGAGCGCAGGTTGAGGGCGGCGTTCATGTAAGACGAGCCTCCTCCTCTGACGATGCGCTCGCTGTTGAAAGCAAGGCAGACCACGCCCAATGCGTCGTCGAAGCCTCGTTCCGTTTCGTCGAGTGTCTGGCGTGTGGCTCCTCGTAGGACCAAGGTAGTGACGGTGTTTTCTCCACCGTGGACATCCTCGATGCTGATGTATTGCATATCACCCATGGTGAATTGAAGCACCTTGCCTGCTGGGTCAGCACCATTCAAGTCTTCGACTGAGTGGGCCACTGTCGTGCCGAGGAGGATAGCCATGGCCTCCATGTCGCTCGGAGGGACTCGCTGAGCAACACTGATGTTGTTCTTGGAAAGCAGGGCCGCTACCAGTTCGTTGACTGAATCACGGCAGAAGACAACTCCACCTTTCGGTAGTAGGTTGGCGATTTTTTCCACCTTCTCTTGCCAGATGTCCTTGTTAGCATATTCTTGATACGACTTGTAGTCACCAACATTTGACACATTGACTTGTACGCTGTCTTCTTTCTTGGAAAGTCCAGAGTTAATGAGGACTACCTGTGGTGTAGGCTCGTTCTTCATGCTTGACATCATGAAAGTCTGATTCAAGATTTTGCCAGAGAAACAGTACGAATCTTCCAGTGAGCCGCCCGGTTGACACACGACGCTGATGCGCTTGATGTCGCCCTTGGCACGATTGACTGCCTCAACGCAGAGGGCACTGACTTGCTCCTCGTTGCTCTCCAGTGCTTTGCCTGTAATAGCGGTCCTTGCCACTTCTCGTAGGTACGGCTCGATGTCTTCGACGGTGATACCATTGATGTGTTCCACTGCCCACTTGGCGGCTTGACGATACCCTTTGCAGACTACATTAGGATGCAATCCTTTGTTGAACAGTTCTTGTGTATTGGCCAGCAGTTCGCCAGCCAGAATTGTCGTAGTCGTAGTGCCATCGTAGCACATGGTTTCTTGCGTGTTTGCGGCTTCAACAATCATCTTCGCACCGGGGTGGGTGATGTCAAGTTGTTGTAGGATTGTAGCGCCATCGTTTGTCACGATGACATTGCCACCCCCGTCAACCATCATTTTGTCCATCCCCGCTGGTCCAAGCGTTGACCGAACTGTGTCGGCAATCGCTTTAGCGGCTCTGATGTTTAGGCTCTGTGCTGTTTGTTTTTTCTCGGTCATGTGTATTCCTCTCTTACCATTGTATGTCGAATTCTTTGACGACGCCCGTCTTTCTGCAACGGGCCTTGACAAATCCTTCTTTGTTCCCATGCTCCCATAATTCGTATGCGAGTTGAGCGTCCTTGAGGCAGTAGTCTGCCACCTTGCCATAGTTGCCTTTGCGCCACTCCAATGGAGCGTCGTGGCTTTTCATCGTCTTCCCTTTACCAAGGGTGTGCAGACATGCGTCTGCCAACGGAATTGTCGACCCTGTGGCCGACCGTAATTTTGCAGAAGTATCGATGATACAATCCCCTGCCTTGCCGAGAATATCGCCCGCTGACCAGCAGTCAAGGCTATCTCTGAGAATAGGTAAATCGAAGCCCACGATGTTGTGACCAATCACCTTGCCACCCTTGGCTATGTGTGCTTCTATGTCCTTGCCAAGTATTTCTGAGTGTAGGGGTTTTACCTTGACGCCTTTGTCAAGGAATTCCTTTGCTTGTGACTTGTTGCAGTACACGGTACCATCAGTACCGTCCCATGTAGCAACCACGGTAGGCTCAAAAAGATGGGTGTTGCCCCAGCCGCCTATCTCGTGTGAGAAGTTCTTTGTTTCGATGTCAATAGATAAGATTCCCGTCATACCAGCGGCCTCCCGACAATTGCAAAGACTTCGTTCACGACTTTTGAACATGGCGGACAAATATGCTTGGGCCGACCCTTGTAGTCGGTACCGCACTGTGAGAAATTCTCACCGTGACCGGGGTCACCGCATACCATGCACTCACTCATTCGGGATTCCTCCCTTGAGGTGCTCCTTGCGTAGGCGTACATACTTCTTGACTTTGTGACTGGTTTCTTCAAACAACTTGGCACCGAAATCATTGTACCGCTTGTTGATTGAATTGTTGCTACTGAGGTTCTGGTTCTTACCGTATGAAGTGTACAGTTCTGTCTTCCTGACCCAGCCCTCTCCACGGGCATCGTCGAAGTCAACACGCTGACAGGCGAAGTAGCCCTTCTTCCATCCGATTTCCATGTTCTTGGCTTCTTTGACACCCATTCCGACCTTCACTTCTGCTTCCAGCCAGTGGATGAGGTTGTGATACAGGTCGTACAGGATTTCCTTAGCCATGTCAATGTGGTCGCCACGGACAACCCATGTACCCTCAATCATAGCGAAGTGGTGAGCGATGATGTTGGTGTAATTTTGAAGTCCCATGATAAACGACGCACAGACGCCTTGCTTGTGGGGGTCCATTTGCTCGACCAAGTGGTAGTACTCGTCAATCGCACTGATGAGTGCAGGTACATACGAATCGTCGATTGTGAACATCTCGTCTATGACCTCCATAGCCCATGCTTCCTGACTGTCGTCGTCAGCCTCTTCCCACTGCAAGGGCGTGATGCCTACCAAGTCACAGACTCTTCTGCGAAGGCTTAGTTGAAGTTCGTTAAAGAACTTGATAATCTCATTGTAAGACACAGAGTGCTTTGTTCTTCTGTGAACACTTGCCGCCAGTTCGTGAGCGACTTCACGCTTCATCTCGATGGTCCAGTCACGCCAATAGAGCAGTACTCTTTGAAAGATACCCTTGTCCAGTACATGCTCTCTGATTCCCTTCGGAGGGAATGTTGTAATCCAGAGTGACACTTCGGATTTGATGTTGATTGTACCATCACGCAAGTGCTTAGTCAGTACATTTCGACCGGTACCGGCGGCGTTTAGGGCTGTCTGTAAGAACAGAACTGTTCCCTCAGAGTGCTGGTTTGGTTTGAGTAAGATGCTACCTTCGTCGAAGTTCATGCATTTTCGTCCTGCCAGAACGCCGGGTCTTTGAACAGGGGGCTCATCGGAGTTCTCCTGTACGAATGACCCCACAAGAGCCGCATCTGTACCAGTACTGTAATCCACAGCCTCTATGCCAATGTCACGACAGACACGCTGTACGATTTCAAATGCTACCGATTTACCTGTCCGTGTGTCCTGAATCCAGAAGACGCTGACTCTGCTATCGATGTTGCTCCCGCCGATTGGGATTCGGACAAAGGGCAGGGAAACCTGCCCGAGGATGTAAAAGAATGACAGCATGCCGGGAATTTCGTTGTTTTTACTTACCTCTCTAAAGTGACTGAGGTAGCCCTTTAAAATCGGGTATCGTTGCACTGCTTCGTACTTGTCTGCGTTGTGGTCCATCATTTCATTCTCTCCGTTTCTGATATGTTTTCTCGACACGCACGGCTTCTTCCGATGTAAGAACATCGATGAGCCTTTGGCGCAATACGGGTCCCATACCTTTGACCCGTTTCAGTGATTCGATATAAACCATCTCCTCAATACTGCCACATTTGTCGATTAACTTACTGACTAAATCGGGACCAAAGCCCGGAATTGCGAGCAACATGTCCTGCCGTACATCGTTAGTGGACACTCTTGTGACCGCCCTTGCACCATGCCTACTGGCTGGCTTATGCAACTTTTGATGTAATTTGACAAGGAACATTGCGGCTTCCACATGGTCCTTGGCTTTGTAAATATGACAATCGAAATCAGCCATGATGCGGGCAAAAGTACCCATCAATTCGTTGGTGACTCGTGAGTATGAAGTCTTCTTACCTCGTGCCTGTGCCATCTTGATGTACTTGGCAATGTCACCATGGACAACCAAAAACACACGCCCACAATTGGCGTCGAGGTTGTCGAGTTGACGCCACAAGTGACCGCTATGGCTGGATTGGAAGAAGTCGTTGAGGCTTTTACACTCAACATGTCCGTCACCTGCTTTGTAATCTCCCATCCCTTGTAGGAATTGAGATTTGACCAAGATACCCTCCTTACGGGCCATGCGTTCCACTGCTTCGTACAGAGGGCCTCGTTCGTTGCTATCGACAATTAGGGGTGGTGTACTCATTTTTTATCCTCCAGATGTTTGTGCGAAACACAGTAATTCTTGTCTTCAAGGGCCCATTGTTTGCACCTTTTTTTACTTGAATTGGTACCTTTGCATCTGAACTCATCTGGAGCACCTGCTTCCCGACAGGTGTAGCACATGGGTTTTTTTCTCCTTTTCCCTTGTGTACTCGGGTTGATTTTCCTTCCACAAAATCTGCACCAATTAACTGCCATTTTCAACACTTCCTGTTTTGTCCCAATACCTGCATTTACCAAGGCACAAACCCTTGCCCCACAGCATCTTGCATGTTTGAGGATAATCCTTAGTGACAATGGTATCAACCTGATACCGTGTGACACCTTCGTCTTGGTCAGCCCATTGAAGTCGCATAATGTAGTCGACGATTTCTTCACCGTGTGACCGGAGGTCCGCATTTGAGAAATGCTCGATGGAGAGGAAGTTGCGCTTACGCTTGGCCAGATACTTGACCAACTGAACACGGGCATCATGGCTGGGGTTGCCTCCAACTTGACAGGCCGCTTGATTCAGACAAGGGAGTATGATAACATCGTTCATTTTGACAGTAGGTAAATCGAGCGCCTCGGACTGAGGATTGAAGATTTCAACCTTGTCTGCAACCTTACGGATTTCAAGAGCGATACCGTTTGTACCGTACTCAATGTAGCCGCTCTTGTGGGCTTTTGCTTGCTGTACGATGTGTAAGTACCCCTTCTCCAAGTCTTCTGTTGAAAGAGGGATGCTCCAGAAACCCCGCTTGGCGTTAAACGAGTTGGGAATTCTAATTAAGCCACTCGTATCAAATGGCACAGCAGGGTCACAGCAGTACAAGTCAAATTCCTTAACCCAGTCGTTGACTTGCCGCATACCTGCTTCTTTGATTGCAGACAGTTGTGAACCCGTTGAGGGCGTGAGTGTCTCTGCCAAGGCTATCCATACATGGTAGCCTCCGCCGCTGAACCATACACCGTGCCTGATGTTCTTATCAACCAAATGACGGTGAAGTTTGATGGCCTGTGCCAACGGCTCTTCCGGCTCGACCAAACCACGATTCCTATCTCGGAAATCTATGGCATCGAAGTCCAGCACAAAGTGGCGGATGATAGGGGTGTACAGATTTACTCTGCGGTGATGTGGGGCCTGTGTGGCCCGGTACCCATAGACGGTAGTGTAGGCGTTTGACACGCCATTCTTACCACGCCAGTACCTCTCAAAGTCACTCTTGCTGTTCACAAGTTTCCTGAACCCTCTTCCTTTCTCGGTGCTGAGTTCAAGGACTTCACGAGGGTAATCAAGTTTCAGCCTCATTTACCCAGTCCTCCAAAAAAGCATCAATGTTTGTGAGTATGGTCCGAAGAGCCGCACCCTTGGGGGTAAGTAGCGAGTAATCCAAAGTTATCTCAACCTCTTCATCAAAGGTCTTGATGTTCACCACTCCTGTGTCAAGGTGGCTCCACCCCACGACCGACGGACGGTCGTACTTCGATTTAATCCAGAAACAAATTGCCTCTGTCACATAGGGTAGCAACATCATTCTTGGGCCTCCTCCCGTTTTCTTTGTTTCTCAAGGCGAGTTGGTGGCATCTTCCAATACTTATCACCATCATCCTGCCAAGCAGGACACTCTGCTATGAAATCACACCAAGCGCACTTTCCGGGGCTTGGGTCGGGTTTGAAATTGTTCGTGAAGTATGCCTCCAGAAGATTGTTGAGTTGGTTTCGTAGTGAGGTCAGGTAGCGACGGTTCACTTTCTCGTAGGTCACATCGTTCTGTGTACCATGCTCATCAGGCCGTTCCCCTGCTGGGTAAAACCAGCCCCAATGGGTCACATCTTTCAGTGGGTGTTCTGCCTTCTGCAAGAGGTCCATGTAAAAGGCCATCTCAGTACGCATACCTCGTATCTTGAAGTTGGTAGGTTTCCACTTACCAGTCTTCAATTCCATCAAGGCGACTTTCCCTTCCTCTGTTTCATATCCTCTGTCAATGCTACCCGCAAAGTGAATAGGTACTGTGATGTTTTCGCCATTGAACTCAAAAACCACATCTTGGTACGCATGTACCTCTAATTCGTTGATGATGGGTAGGAACCTGTCAGGGTCTGCTTCAAGACGCACGAGTTCCCACTCTATGCGTTGGCGCAGAATTGGTTCTTCACCCAGTGTGTATGGTTCGTCTGGCTGTGGTAGGCAGGCCATGAGTGCTTCCATTGCACCTTCACGGTCTTTCTTTTTGACTTGCTCGTATGCCTTTCTATACACTGGTTTGACATGCAAATAGAAGTGTTCCATTGCATCGTGAACATTCGTACCACGAGTCATGGCATCTGTCTGTGGAGACTTCCGTCCGTCGATGCGCTTGTACTCGTACTGCTTAGGACAGTAAGAAAAATCAGAGGTAAGGCTCGATTTCGTGACACGAAGCATCTTCTCGTGCCCTTGGTACCACTTGTAGGTGGACTTAGCGTAGGCGGACCAATCACGACTCAAAGTAATCCCTCATCGAACTCTGCGGTGGTTCCTTGTCTTCCCGCATGGTCACTAAGAGAATAGCACAGTAGCCCATGAGGTCTTTGATGACATCTTCGTCAGAGCCAATGTCCTTGTCGCCCTGAATCAGGCGGCTAATCTTATCATCCATGCGTATGCGAATCAAATCACCGGGCTCAGCAGAGCCCTTGTAAAAGACTCGGGACGGCTTGAAGATACTGTCACCGTATGCTTGGTTTTTCTTGACGACCATACGCTTAACCTCATCGAACACATCAATGATTTTCTGCGAGGTCTGCTTGTTTTTCATGAAGCCTATTGGGTCGTAGTTATCCTGATTTGTACACGGATAGTATCTCGTACCCTTACGCTCACCTTTTTTACTTATCAAACCATTTTCACAAAGGTGCTGTAATCGCAGGCCTATGTACTGCTTGTTTCTATCTTGCAGTGGTTTGTTCTGTTTAATCAAACCGCCACGACTTAGTCCGGGGTTTTTCTCAACGGCTTTCACAATTTCATCATCAATGTTTCGCATATTAGGCACCTAACTTATTCTGGTATTTAACCCTACCAGTAGGTTTTGGGGCGAGGCATACCGCTCGCATAGTCTGTTGACCACTTCATGGCCTTGAACATAGGTTTGATTTTCTCAACGACTAACTTCTGAACCATCTTATCGTGGTCGAGAGTAAAGCCATCAAGGTCTTCTGTTTCGTGATAGGCTACAATGTCATCAATGTGCCTACCTTGAGGGTCCGATTTTGCATAGACCCATTTGACGCTGTCACCCTTCTTGAATATGGGGTGAGTGAATTGGTCAGAGAGGTGCAGGTTGTAGTACCGTGCACCCTTTACACCGGGGACACCTACGCTATCAGCGTACTCCCACAGGTCCTTTTGAATACGAGTGACGCCAGAAACCTCCGGTATGTCAATGTCACCTGATTTGATTCGCAGAGATATTTCCCTCACATGAGTGACTACTTCGTTCTCATCAGCACCCTTACAAAGCATGTTCAGCACATCCTTTTCAAGCGTCCTCGACACAGGAGACAGGGTACTGATTTTGCCCCAGCGTGCTGACTTGGCCTTACCTTCGTCCTCTGGAGGCCATGAGCAAATACCATAGTACAGGTTCTTACCACCAGTGACCCAGTAGGGCATGAACGCTTCAAATTCAACAATAAAGTGACTTGCTTGGTGTTCTCTTTGAACCGTCTGTGTCAGATGCTCAGCAAGTGCTGGCACCTCGTCGAATGGGATTTGTACGAAGGCTGAGTCGGTGTGACCGTACAGTGCATTGTAGCCCTGCTTCTCAGATTCTTCCATGAGAAATTTGACTGCCTCACGACCACAGGCCGTGATAGCAGAGGCGATGTCGGGGGCCGCCCATCCCCAGTAAGTACTTGCGCACATACCATATAGTGACGCCATACACCTTTTTACTGCGAGTTGCATAGTGTTCCAGCCAGACCTTTCGATAGGGTCAGCGGCCGTCTTCATGTTGCCTTTGTATTCGTCACGGAGTTTGACCAACTCGGTGACAATCCTTGGCAACAGGGCAGGCTTACCTTGTCGCCAACAGGTACCGTCAGGTAGTTCCCGTACATCGTCTTCAAAGCGTAGTTCTCTGTCAACACGGGACTCCCAACTGAGATTATGAGATTGAATAATTGAGGGGTAAAGTTGCTTGTAATCCACCACGGCGACATTTTGGTATCGACCGGGGGTAGGAGCAGGAATGTGGCCGCCGGGGTAGTCTTCCGGCTCGATGTCCATGTTGGTAGGTGCTTTGGTGTCTGTACGACGACCAATAAGCCCCCTTGCAAATCTGGTGACATTGTGAGTTGAATCGAAGGCTACGCCACATACTCGTTGGAGAGCGAAGAAAAAGGCAAGTATGTGGTTGTTTTCATCCATACGCTTGAGCAATGCTACATCTCGCATACAATAGTCGACGAACTCATCGAATCGTTCGTACCAGCCAGTGAATACGGACATTTCCAACTTACCACCGTAGTCCAACAGGTCTGGCCCTGTGATAAAGTCCAATTTCCGACTGGCCAACTGGGGCTTACCACTGTCCTTCCACACCCGCTCAAAGCCTGTACCGCTCTCAAGTGAGGCGGCTGTATCAAAACACAGACGACCAGCGATTGGTTGCATTGTAGGCTTCTTGTAGCCATTTTCATCAGGTTTCATCACCCTCCCGATAGGGCTGAGGCGACGATAAGCATCTTTCCCAAGCACCTTTCGGTCGCTCAAACGAGCGATGATATGAGGCAGGTCTGCCCACATAAGAGCGTGCGCAACAATGACATCGGGGTTGCACTCTTCAAGATAATCAAGGAACTTGGTGTAAATGGCTTTCTCTGAATTGCACAGTACTCTGCGGTATGTGACATCAGATACCTGACCCTTACTGTTTTCCCAGTCCATAGAGCGGGTCGTTTCAACCGACTCCCATTCCCTGAGTTGTTCGGCTGATTCTTCTGACCAGCAGAAGGCCACATGCTCTCCGCTTTGACTGTCGGCTATCCCTATCACGGTGGTGAACTTATCCTTTGGGTCCCACTCAAGGTCGATGTGCCATACTCTCGGCTTCCAATCAGGCATCTGTGTCCAACTGTCTATGAGGTAGCGGTCAGACAATTTCATGTCTGCTTCCCAAGTATCAACTTGTTTTCTCATGCCCCAAATATCCTTGTGGCGGTACGGTAAGACCTTCACGAGTTCTTCCTTGTTCCGCCCAGTGGCCTTTTGATTCCAATCAATACGAGCACCGGGGTACGCTGACACCATGCTGACTAACTTGTTTCTGTCAGACGCATTGGCCCAGAAGTACGGCTCGAAATCAGTCACATGTTTCTCTATGAGAGAGCCATCCTTGTCACGCCAGCGACAGTAAAGTACATCACGAGACTCGTAATGGGGAATGTAAGCATCAACAATCATCGACCTCACGCTCCTCCCTTGCACATGTCTTACAGTGTAGTACACCTTCCATTTTCGGACGGTGCTTGAGTGGTCGTTTGCATTTTACATGAGATACCGCTTCCCAACAGGCCTCACACCAGTCTCCGTCGACCAGTTCCGATTGCCCAAAGGGTTCACTGCATCCCACGCAAATAGACATCACTCTTCCTCCAATTCGTTTTGGAGAGTGTACACTACATCTGCTCCACAGTCGGAACAGACAAGCGTAGCAATCATACCTTCGACGCCCATGTAGCCGTAGTCTTCTAAGTCGTAGTCACATTGCCAAATCAACTTGCCACCACAAAGCCAACAAACATCTCGCCTCATGCTTCCACCTCTTGGTCGAACACAAGTAGGAGATATGAGCCGTCTTGGTCACGGATGACTAATGGGGCTGATTCTCCCATGTGGAACTGTACGACTGTATCGGGAACAGTAGTGAGGAGTTCGGGGAGCCAGTGTGCGAAGTTAGATTCGTATGATTCCTTAGACCCACTCACGGCCTCGACTTCTGCTGTTGCAAACATCTTGCCCTTGTTCGTGTTCTTGGCCATGAGGGCCAACTCGTTGTCACGAGGACGATACACCACTTTGCAACTCAAGCCACTACCAACAATCTTGTCGGCCTTGCTGAGCCCATACAGGTCAACACCACTGATGTTGCCTGATGCTTCAAGAGAAGCAGGGCCAAAGGAAGTCCACATTGAACCCTCTGCCTTAGCGATGACCTTCTCAATCAGAGGTACTTGTTCTTCGGATGCAACGAATGACGATGTCGGTAGTTCCAAGGAGGACTTACCGGCACGGACCTGCAAGGCCCTACCCCGTCCAGACTGGCTGACTGTGACATCAGAAGCAGACGCTGTTCCGAGGTAGGTCATCAGTCGAGTCAGGTCAGTGATGAATATCTTCCCAGCATCACTTTCCTGTACTTCGACAGACCGCTTCAAGTAATGAGTGAGAGCACCCACTGCAACAGTGATGGTGCCGTCACCCACTCTTATCGCAAGATTGTCGGTTCCCTTGGTGAATGAACCCAAGAATGACGACAATGCCTTACGGCTGATTGTGAAGGAGGCCACTCAATCACCTCAGAGTGTTTTGTCCCGCAACTCTGCGAGGCCCATCCATGTTGCCGGTAGGCCCTTCTTGGTCACAAAGAACACACGCTCTTGACCTTGAAGGTCAGGGTTGGTCTTGCACTTGACAAAGTCAGCCACATATCGTGTCTCACCAGTCTCCTTGCCATCTTCGTTGCGAATCTTTTGGTCCTTGCACCAGATGATTTGAGTCAGGTCGTTGTTAGCGTTCTTCTCCCACACGAACTTCCAGCCATCGTGACTGTACTCTTTGTCATCAGACTTGATGTGGGTTTCCCAAAACACATCGACACCTGCGAAGTTCAATTGGCGGCAGAGCGCCGTCAACTGCTTGAAACGAGTGGTACGAATGTTCCAGTTCCAACCAATGTCTTGGTTCAACTTGGAGGCGGCCGCTTCAATGGCATCCTTCGCATCCATCTCAAGGTCGTAAATCTTCATGTTGTTGATACAGACTTGGTCGTATTGGTCAACAGCAGTGACCAGTAGTGTGGTCAGTCGAGGTCCGTCGTAGTCGGGAGCCTGTTGCTTCCGTGCTTGCTCAAGTGCGAACTTGCACAGATTCATTGTGCGCTGGTGAGTCTTAGGGTAGTTGAAAGCAACACGGTCATGTGCCTGTGTTTCCCACGGGTTCCAGATGCGAATCTTGTCATCGCTGTCAGGGTAGTGAGCGTGCTTGCAATCAAGTGCACCGCCGTCAAAGTCAATGCACCACATCATGTCGTTTGGACCTGAGTTGTGCATGAATGAGTCCATGGAGATGCCTGTCTTACCACGCCCACTGTGACCGACGATACCACAGAATGTGGTCGAAGGCTTGACTCTGTTGACAGAGGTCTGTGCGGCCAGTTCCTTGGCGAGGTCGGGGAAGTTGGTGGCAGGTTCGGCTGGCTCAGATGTTGTCCGCTCAATGTGTTCCACAAGGCTTTCTCCCTGTCGACCTCGTGCTTGGTTTGTCACAGATGCTTCTTCCGTAGGAGGCATCGGTGGCGCAGGGTGCTTCTCAAGGTTGAGTGCCTCTGCGACCAAAGCGCCAACTTTGTCTTCGTCGACTCCTTTGTTTGTGAGGTCGACATGCTTCTTCAATGCGTCAAATGCTCCCATGTTTATTCCTCCAATTGTGATGTGTCAGTGTTTCCGCCACGAGCACCGGGTCGGGCTGTACGAGGTGGGACATAGATACCCAGTGCTGTGATGCTTGGGACCATGTCTTCACGGTACATTCGTGTCTTGACCTTGCCACAGATGATTACCTGTGTGCGCTCAGCGTATGGTACCCATTCGTCACCGTTGTGGAACTCAAATGGGTGAGTGCTGTCGAAGGTTCGACCGGGGACCCAGACGGTCACCTCTGCAAGGTTGGACTCACGACCATAGGTCGATTGCAACTCAAGACTGGTGACGCTGATGCGGAAGTTCCTACCGGTATCATCGTACTGATTGTCAGTCGGCTCGACAGACATGCGGCTGATGTAGCCCTTTGTCAAAACGACTGGTGGGATGAAGTTGTTGTTGTAGGGGACCTTTCGTTCCTCGTACTCTTCCAACAGGTTAGCCAAGTTGACACATGAGCCATGTTCAGGATTCGTCCAGAACCGACCAGCGTCAGTGTACTGAGTAGGGATGCTTTCATCGGTGTTGTACTTAACCGTCTTGGCGAAGCCACGGTTGGTGTAAAGAATGTCCGAGTCAGCATTAGAAGACGGGACGACTTCAACTCTGCACAATTGTCCGAGTTCGTAAGTATGTGTCATGTCATCGCCGTTCAGAGCAATTCGCCACATCTTAGGCTCATTGATGAAGGACTCTTGGGTGTTGCCAAGGAAGTACATGTAGCGTACTTTGCTTTCACTCGCCATCGGTTTCCCGTAGGACTGTGACTCTTTGTTGGTGTTGAGCATGGTAATCGCTGTACCGTCTACAAGGAAGGCGTACCATGGTAGTTCACCATCGACACGGTCCTTGGTAGGCTTGCCGTTGATGTTCCATACACCGTCATTGGCGGCAACGATACCAATAGTACCGTTGTCAATCGCTTTGTTTCTGTCTTGTCGGAAGGCGAGAATTGCCGCTTCACGCTGGTTCTGTCGTTGGTCACGAATCGCTTCGTTTAGACCGCAGATGTGACCGAGGAACACTGTCGTTTCTCGACCACCGCCGCCGCTTGCTCCGAGGTTCCGTGTTTCAATGACGAACATCTCTGCCCATTCGTTGAGCAAGTATTCATCTTCGGTGGCCATGTCGACCACACCGAACTCATCTTTCAACCAAACCGCAAATGCGGCTTTAGCCTCGTCTTCTGTCTTTCCTGTTCTTACCGCATAAGCGGCAATCTTTTCCATCATTTCACTGTTCATGTTTTTTCACCTGTGTTGTTTTTGTTTTTGCATCGGGTGCATCTTTGCCGATTGAGTAGCCATATATAACATCTTTCTTTTCGACAATGATTCTCACTTATGCAACCTCCTATTCTGTTGGAGAGTGGCGACGAAGTATTCAAAGAAGGCCATATCGTCATCCGGCCATTGTGTTGCCATCATCATGAAATCCCCGTAGGTCTTCATGAAAGCAAACCAATCATCCCCTTCTTCGATGAGGCCCTTAGCCTTGTACCGAAGGGTCTTCAACAAATAGAATCGGCTGTCGCCTTTCTCTAACTGTTGATTGAGGAATGCGTTAAGCGTAGTAAAGTCACCTGCCGCTAAGTGGAGAGCGGCTCTTGACATGTCTTGACCAGAGGACCGGACTCTTTTCTCCAGTGCCTCCGGTGTCTTTGATAATGATTGTAGCGTATCAACCGTCTGCCTCAGACTGCCTTCGCAGAGGGGAGCAAGGTTGCGGTAGTACTGCTTCCATTCTTCGGGAAGTCCTTCGGCCTCGTGGATTTTGAGGCAGGCTTTCTCTATCTCGTTAGGACCGTGCGACTTGAATTCGTATGTTGTACACCTGTCCTTGATTGCTTTGTGGAAAGCAGAGATGTCGTTCCCTGCAAGAATCCAAATGATAGTGTCGTGACTGTCTTCCATGATTTGACGCAGTGCTTTCTGTGCGTCCTTGGTCAATGAGTCAGCCTCGTCTAAAAAGATGACACGCTTTGCTACCATCAGACCCTTGAGCCTTGAGATGTGCTTGAGGTGGTCACGGACATACCCAATTCCACGGTCATCGCTGGCATTGGTGGTGATGAAGTTCTCTTGACCGAACCACTCACCAAGCCAATCCCGTGCCAGAGCACGGGCCGCTGTGGTTTTGCCGACACCGGGGCCTCCGATGAACAGGAGGCAGGGTGGTGCCGTTTCTAACGACCAGTGTTGTGCTTGTTGCTTGAACACCTCACAACCTACCAAGTCTGCCACAGTCCGAGGACGGTACTTCTCTCTCCACGCAGTCATTTCTTAGACCCCCAGAAATCAAAGAGCATCCCTACCGGGGCTCCTCTAATCTTGGCAACTTCGTTCTGGAGTTCTTCCACTGCACCGACAAGTCGTTCGGCTCTTTCAATTCGCACCATCAGTTCGTCGAGGTACGCTTCCATGCTCTCAATCTTTTTCTCTAAGTCTTCAATCTCACTCATTCTT